GTATTCCAGAAAATCTTCCCAGATGTTTTCCATCATCACTTATTCCAAAGGTAGATTATTCATCTTGGAAGAGACCAGAACTATTCAATAAGATACAAGAAGCAGGAGATATTGAAGAGAGTGAGATGAGAAAAGTATTTAATCTTGGTATTGGATTCTGCTTGGTTGTGCCTGAAGAAGTTGTTATAGATACACAAGATATTATCACAAAGCATGGTATGAAATCATTTGTTATTGGAGAGGTTCATGAAGTTTAAAGCAATGGTTTATGTTAGTTTGAGAGCAGCAGTTGATGACTCTGCTGGTAATGCTGTAAGGGCAGCATGTGGTAGATTATCTGATCTAAATATCAGCAAACTTAGGTTGGGAAAGGCTATTGATATGAAATTTGAAGCACCATCCTATGAACATGCAAAGAGTGAATTACAAACACTTAGTTCTAAGTTTCTTGCTAATACAGTGATTGAAGACTGGTCATTTGATTTGGAAGAAGATGAATAAAATAGATACACAGGGGATGACTTTGCCTGGAAAGTCTAAAAAACCCACCAGCACCAAACCTATGAGTGTAACTCCAAAGAGATTATTCTCACAAGAATATGTTAAGGAGATGAAAATACTTATTAATGAGGTTTTAGACGAAAGAGAAGGTAAGATGAACTATACATCATACTTTGATGAGAAAAAGTTCAGACATTTAGTTGGTGAACCAGAACCAGGATATAGAAATGAGTGAGTTTATACATGAGACAGGAAATGAAGTAATTCCTAAAGTGGATAAACATGGATTTACTATTAAACCACCTATCAGTGATACTGCTTGTATTCTTATTTGTTTAAATAATGCACCTTGTGGAACTGATAGGAAGCAAGTTGCGAGATTAATCAAAGAGTTTGAAGATGGACTTTGATGAACAGATTAAATTAGGTCACCTTCTTCTTGATGTAAGAAAGTGTAGAGTTTGTGGCGTAGAGAAAAATCTTGTGGATGGTTTTTATAGAACAAGAAGGGATAGAGGACCAGTAGCATCATCATATTCTTATGAATGTAAGGAGTGTTGTAAGAAGAGAGTGATGAAAAAAAGAGTGAAATATACTAATGATGTATACCCAGATTGGTAGTTCACTCCATCATTCCCCACTGAAACACTTGAAAACAATAAATATTTTTAGTCAATCTGAGAACTTTAGGAGAGTATTTTAAATGGCAACTCCTCAATTGTCTCCAGGTGTATTGGTCAGGGAAGTTGACCTTACAGTTGGTAGAGCTGATAATGTTCTTGATAATGTTGGTGCAATTGCAGCGCCATTTAAAAGTGGTCCTGTTGAAGAATCTGTACAAATATCATCGCAAAGTGAACTAATTAGTATTTTTGGTAAGCCTCAAGCAAATGACAGACAGTATGAAGACTGGATGGTTGCCTCTGAGTTTCTTTCTTATGGAGGAACTCTCCAGGTAGTTAGAATAGATGGATCAGAATTAAAGAATGCCAATGCAGGTACTTCTGCTGCATCTGTTTCTTTGAAAATTAAAAACTTTGATGATTATAATGAGTCATATAGTGCTGCCACTACTTGGTTCTATGCTTCCAGAGAACCAGGTTTAGTTAATAATGGTGTAAAAGTTTGCACTATTGATAACTTTGCTGACCAAGTTATTGGTATTAACACAATCAGTCTTGCTGGTGTTGGTGCTACTGTTGGATATGGTGTAACAGTTGATCTTGGTTCAGTTGTAACTGCTGGTGCTGGTACAACTTCTCTATTCACAGGTCTTATTAAGGGTATTATCACTGGTGTTACCACTGATGCTACAAATAGTGCTAGCACTATTGATGTTAAAATTTTAGCAAGAGTTTCAACTGCCACTACTGATAGTGGTACAGAGTATCCTATCACTTATGAAGTAGGTAATCCTGGCAAGTCAATTGCTGCTGGTAAATCAGTATTTTTCAGAGATAATACTGGTGCTCTAGCATCTTCTGTTGGTTATGGTGCTTCAACAGCAACTGACTGGTATGATTTACAAACTCTTGGTCTTACAAATTCTACAATTTTCTGGAAGAATATTGCTCCAAGACCTGTAGATAATAACTATTCATCTTCTAGACAAGGAAAGAATGATGCTATTCACGTAGCAGTTATTGATGACCTTGGATCTGTAACTGGTGTTGCAGGCAATCTGCTTGAATCACATATATCCTTGTCTAAGGCACTTGATTCTGAGCAAGATGGTAATGCTCCATTGAAAAATTATTATAAAACTTATCTTGCCAACAACTCTGCATATATCTTTGCTGGTGCTAGTCCTGGCACTACTGCTGATGATGTAAATGGCATATCAGCACAGGCTGGTGGTTTCTCTGATACTGCTTATACCAAAGTAGGTTCTGGTGCTGGTGCATGGGGTCTTGACGCACAAGGTGTTACCTATAACTTGTTAGGCAATGTAAGTTATACATTTGCTGGTGGTGTTGATTATGCTGCATCTGGTGGCATGACCAAAGCACTTGGTGATGTCCTTAATGGATATAATGTGTTTGAAAATAAGGATGAAGTTGCTGTTGATTTCCTCCTTATGGGTGGGTCAATGAATACTGAACTTCATACTCAAGCAAAAGCAAATCTATTGATTGCTATTGCTGAGAAGAGAAAGGATTGTCAGGCAGTAATTTCTCCTCACAGAGGAAATGTTGTTAATGTTTCTAACTCCAATACTCAAACTACCAATGTACTGAATTTCTATTCAGCACTTACTTCATCTTCATATGCTGTATTTGATAGTGGTTACAAGTATGTGTTTGACAGATTTAATAATGAATTTAGATTTATTCCTATGAATGGTGATGTTGGTGGAATCATGGCAAGAAACAATGTTGTTTATCAACCTTGGTTCTCTCCTGCTGGTGCTGCCAGAGGTGCTCTTAACAATGTAGTTAAGTTGGCATTTAATCCAACTAAATCTCAAAGAGATTCACTTTACAGTGCAAGAGTAAACCCAGTAATTAATCAAACTGGTTCTGGAACAATCTTATTTGGAGATAAGACTGGTCTCGCATACTCTTCTGCCTTTGATAGAATCAATGTTAGAAGATTGTTTATCCTTGTTGAGCAAGCACTTGAAAGTGCTTCTAATAGTCAACTCTTTGAACTTAATAATTCTTCCACAAGAGCTGCTTTCTTGAATATTGTAGGTCCATTACTTTCAAATATTCAAGCACAGAGAGGCATTGAAAACTTCAGAGTGATCTGTAATGAAACAAACAACACTCCTGC